CAAACATAAACATATTCAAACGAAATGCATAGTTTGCCTCAGAGACAATAGCAGAGACCTGTGATTGTGTCACTGGCAGTGTATTTAGTGTAGCACGATAGTTATTTTTAAACTCCTTCTTATCCTCTATCTCAGGAAACTCATAGAAGTCTAACCCACCATCATCTAACTTAAGAGAGTTCTTAGCAATATTTCTAAGGATCTGACCCCCAGAGAGATCACCCAAATATCTAGTATAATGATGACCCACAAGAAGTTCAGTCTGGTCATGTGCTACTTCACGGATACGATTTACATACTGTTGACATGCTTCAGTGGGATAAATGGTCTTTGCCCATCCCCTACCATAAAAGTACTCACAATCTTTTGCTAGACTACGATGTCTATAAAGTTCCTTCATATTCAATGGTCCTATAATAGGATCATCTTTTAATCGAAGTACTTCTACTTCCATAGCATGATAAATGAAGTAGTAATTAGCAACAAGTTGCCTATAATTTTCGTTACTTACTACCCCACGAAGGAATGATGAAACAAATTTTGTATTCTCTGCAGCAGAATGTGATTGTTTAGTACCTTCTTTTAAATCTTGTGCGAGTCCCATATACAAGTATTCACTGTTTTATATATCATAGCACATTTATGCTATGTTTGAACTTGTGTTAGCAAGATCATTTGCACCTATAGATCCTTCTGCTTCACTTGTTACAATTTGTTCAGTTGGTTTAACTGGATCAATAATCTTAGCAGCATTCTTCTCACCAGTTTCTTTATTAACTCCTACCTTCTTCTCCTTAGAACTACCTGGAGTTTCACCACTATTAACATCTTTGAATGCAGAATTAAATACTCTACGATCAAGAGAACCAATCTTACCAAAGTAATACCTATCATAAGCAATTGTTACTTGACATTCAAGAACACTATTTCCATCATAAGAAACAGGCATTGCTGATACAGAAACTGGAAAAGCATTCAGGAAAGTATATTCAACACTTCTAAAATGATCTTTATCAAATTTTTGTATTTTTATCTGATCAACTTTATACTCTTCTGGATATTGCATCCTATGATAATATGCAACATGAGTCCTATCTGCTCCATCAGAATCAGATCCAGATGCTATAAATTCTTGCCACAACTCAAAAAATTCTAGTACTCTATAATCACTATCAACATAGAAAGTAAATGATGAATCAGTATAGACCCTTGAATGAGCAAATTTTTCTACTATCCCCATCCTATGACCTTCAATCTGTGATGTAGCCATGGTTGTTGCTGGTAATTCAGCACTATTACACAATAAACCCAGATCCCTATTAATAAAGAAACTGGTTACTCTTGGAGATTTAGACTGAATATATCCTCTAAGTTTCTGCATACCACCAAACCCACTAAAGAAAACTTCATAATGGTTGGTAGTGGCAACCTTCTGAAATAAACTACGAATTGATTCAGTTTTCTTTACTCTTGGATAGACTGGCACAATAAATACCTAAAGGGATCTTACGATGTATGGCTCGTTCAGGAAGATACAGACCTTCTAATATTACAAAGTATAGAGGGGACTATCGTAACATTATTTATCGCAGTTCCTGGGAAAAAGTGTTTATGTCATATTGTGATAAGAATGACAACATAATTGAATGGGGTAGTGAAGAAGTAATAATACCATACAGATCACCACTAGACAATAGATTACATAGATATTTTCCTGACTTCTATGTTAAAGTAAAAGATAAATCAGGACTACCTAAGAAATATATTATTGAAGTTAAACCCAAAAGACAATGCACTGCACCAAAGATTCAAAAGACTAAGAATAGAAAATATATAAGAGAAGTAATGGAATATGCTAAGAATCAAGCAAAATGGGATGCAGCAAAAGACTGGTGTGCTGATAGAAGAATGGAATTTAAAATACTAACGGAGGATAACTTAGGTGTCTAGACTACAGCCAATTGTAGATGAATTTGTCGGGACAGAACAACCCGATGATACAATGCTGGAAATTTTAGATGCTCTACAAGATACTAAAGTTATATTACCAGAAGAAGGTGGATTCTATACATTTGTATATCTACCAAAGACTCCTATGATTGAGTATGATGAATTTCCTTTAATAGCATGTATGGAATTAAAACAATGGGGTATTAGAGGATTCAGTTATCATTGGAACAAAATGAGAAACTATACATGGAATGAAGTAATTGGAGAGTTCCATGAACTATCAGTTGCTGAACTAGAACATGCTAGATCACTGTCATATGCGAAATTCAAGCTAAATACATAAAAAGAGTCTAAGATAGTGCCAGCTAAATTAGGTCCGAAAGGCAAAGTACTACGATATCCAGAAGATCTCATAGATCACACCACTGATTATTTTCAGATAGAAATTCTGAAAAATATCAAAGACTTTAGTGGTGGGTTTGGAGATCTTATGGAAAGTAAAGATATTCCTGCTGTAGAAGGTAAAGAAGCATCAGTAGATCCAGAGACAGGTAAAACTATTCCTGCAGTTAAAGCACAAAAAGCAGACACACAGACAAGATTATCACAAGAAGGTTTCAATAAAGTATTTGCTGGTGGTAGAGGAAGTCAGATTAGTGATCAATATAAAAATGTACCAGCAGAAAAAGTAATCATACTCCCAATACCACAAAATATAAAGGATAATAATGGAGCTAGTTGGGGTGAGAGTAAACTAAATGATTTTGCTGCTTGGGGACTCCAGAAAGCAGATGACCTAATGAGTGCTAATGTTGATGAACTTGGTGGTGTTGTGAAAGATGGTCTTGGAGTAGATGGTAAAGCAATGGCTACTGGTGTAGCAAGTTATGGTAAATTAGTTGCAGGTGTTTCTGCTGTAAATGCTTTAGGTGGTAATGTAAGTGTTCAGGGACTACTATCAAGGGCTACAGGACAAATAATCAACCAGAATGTTGAGATGCTATTTAATGGTGTCCAAGTAAGATCATTCAATTTTGGATTTGATTTAGTTCCTAGAAGTATAGATGAATCCATGATAATCAAAGATATTGTAAGAAGTCTAAAAATAAATAGTGCAGCAAAAATGAAGAAAGGGAAAATGGGATTTTTGAATGCACCTAATGTATTCAGATTGACTTACATGAAAGGTGGATCAGCACACCCATTCCTTAATAGTTTTAAGACATGTGCTTTGAAAAATATAGCAATGACATACACTGGAGGTGGAACTTATGCAACATATGAGGATGGAACTCCTGTACATATGAAAATGGATCTATCATTCACTGAATTGAATCCAATATATGCTGAAGATCACGACAATGTAGGTGGAGTAGGTTACTAATGGCTAAACATTACTTTTCAAATATACCCAATATAAGGTATAGAAACAAACTCTCAGATAGTAATTCTAGAGGAAATTTTGTTACTGTAAAGAATTTATTTCTAAGAGCAAAAATCCAAGAAAGGGTTAATAGAGATATTACATTCTTACAATCATATACAATTGATGAAGGTGCAAGACCTGATACAGTAGCAGAAGATCTATATGGAGATCCTAAATTAGATTGGGTTATATTAACCGTAGCAAATATTATTAATGTAAAAAGTGATTGGCCAATGAGTAGTAAGGTATTGTATAATTACTGTGAAGACAAATATGGTAATGATTTAAATGCTACACAGTTCTATGAAACTAGAGAAGTAAAGGATAATCTAGGTAGATTGATCCTTCCTGCAGGAAAAATTGTGGATCGTAGTTTTACTATCCAAGATCCAGATATTCATAATATTACACTTAGCGTAGATTCTCCAGATCCTTTAATCATAGGAATAAGTAATTACCTAGCAGAAACTAGAGAAAATGAGAAAAAAAGAAATATAAAAGTAATGAGAGAAGAATATCTAACCACATTCCTACTTGATATGAGAGAGACTCTTAGATATACTAAGTCATCCAAATATCAAACACCTACTCTAAAAATAGCTACTTAAGTTTAGGTCCATTAGCCCATCCAACCAAGACTAACCTTTCACCTTTGGTGACAGGAAATGCTTTGTGTGGACATCTAGCATCAAAAATAACAGCAGCACCCTTACTCTTAGGGATTTCACACTGTCTATTGAAATAATCTATAAGAATTAATTCTCCTCCTTCATAATCCTCAGGACCAGAAAGTTGAACACTTAAGCTCAATTTTCTCCATACATCCTTTTGTGGTGCAACACCATAATCACAGTGCCAAGAAAAAGAACCACCAACACCATATCTAAGAATCTGGAATTCAAATCCAGAAATATCCATCTGATAATTCTTGTTATTAACAAAATTAAACAAATTCATCCCCACTACATGAGGAAAGGTATCCTTTATGGGAACATGTATATCTGATTTTCTATACTCATTATCTTCAAAATCTTGATTACACTCCCACCATTGATCTTCTGGAATATTTTTAACATACTCTAACAACCCATCCATGCCATCATTACTTAATGCAACGACATAAAAAGGTTCCTCACGAGAATAATTGTAAGCATCATGTTGAGCAGAATGCTCTTCAAATTTTTTCATTAAATCAATGCTTCTAATTCAGATATAGTAGTAGCGTTAGTAATTGTTGTATATGGTACTGAGGGATTAGATTTAAGAGACGCAGATTCTCCCTTCATATCTGCTATTGATTGTATATCAGCATTTTCTTTCTTTATAGCAAGAAACTTAGATTCCAATATTTCGGTAGTAAGTGTCTTTGCTGTAGCAAGATCTGCTGTAACAGTCTTACTGCCATGATTGTACTGCCATGCAGATCTAAACTCCTTAGAGGGCAAATCTGCAGGATCTATGACAGAATAATCCGATGTGGGTATATCTTTCGCAATAACAGCTGCATCAGATAGAGCACAATCCATTGTAGGAATCACTACTCTACATTTACCGTTACCATCGGCATATGCGATAACTTTATTGCGTGACATTAGGATGGAGCACTAGATACTACGATGTTTTGAGCTGTAGGAATTGCTTTTAAAACCTTAGCTGCTGCCTTAGTATCATCTTCGGCATAAACTTCGATCTTTGTTGTATTAGCACTATTGCCATCATCATAAGTGGCAATATAATGATTAGCGGAAAATGGCATTTTTCAACATGATTGTTTTAGTTATTTATCTACAATAAAATCACCAATGACTAAGGAATCAATATCCATATTCATAAATGATTTAATAGCATGATAAGGTGTCTCTATAATAGGTTCACCATTATCATTAAATGATGTATTGAGTATAGCATGTGGATTTAACTTAGTCAATAAATCATATACTCTTGGATTTTGAGTTCGGTTAACCGTTTGTATCCTACATGTACCATCAGCATGAGTAATTGCAGGTAAATTATCAGTTTTGACAGTCTGAGTATAAAGCATATATGGTGTAACAAATCCCTCATTAAAATATTCAGATACTTTTTCTTCCAAAACTATTCCAGCAAAGGGTCTCCAATACTCTCTATGCTTAACTCTACTATTCATTATATCCTTATTTTCCTTTTTACTAGGACTCATAAAAATAGATCTAGATCCTAATGCTCTAGGACCATGTTCTGATCTGCCTTGAAACCATCCTACAATCTTATTATCATTAATCAAATCTACAACCACATCCTCATTATAATCCTGATACTTAAGATCAAACATTTCAATATATTTTAAAACTTCCTCATTAGAATACTCTGGTCCTATCAGTGCAATATTATCTGGCAGAGAAATATCTTCACCGTTTTCAAAGCATCCCCATATAGCAGCACCAAAATGTACACCAGAATCATCTGTATAGGGTGGAATATGAATATCATCAAATATACCACTCTCCTTAATCAATGTATTTGTTATAACATTAAGGAAAGATCCACCAGCAAAACAAACATTCTCATCTAAATGATTCTTACGCAATGCTTTAAGATAATCAATCATTCCATTTTCAAAAGTTTTCTGCAGATAATAAGCACCGTCTTCTGGAGAAAATACATCTTTCCAATGCTCCATGAAATAACGATTCTCATTAGCAAAAGCATAAAAATTAATATATGGAATAGAATGATCAGTAATTTCATATCCTTTAGGATCATTACGATCTGATCCATATGCAGATAATCCCATTACCTTACCAGGACAACCAGTAATATCAGCCCAGTTAGCTACTTTCTTTCCAATTTTGGATTGATATATCTCTACAGATCCATTATTATATAATTGCCCAAAGCTATTATATAAATTTTCAAACATATTATGAAATCTGAATATTCTCTTCTCCTTATTAAAGTATCCTATTGAAGCATTCTCAATATAATCAATACATCTCCTAGTTTCATCAAGAATAGATGACCCACCACCATCAAAAGTTAAAAAACTCCCTTCATTGAAAGGAGAAGTGAATACACTTGATGCAGCATGACAGAAATGATGACCAATATACTTAACTTGTGCTTCAGGAAAATAATGTTTAAATAATTTATCTGCTACTCCACTATAATGCTGCTCAACAGAAATGAAGTGATTGGTTGAAACAGCATATACAATATCTACATCACTAGCATCAATATTTCCAACTCTAAGACATTCTTTAATAGCAGACTTAGGAAAATTTCCATCATACTTTATCCTAGTCAATCTTTCTTCATTAATACTACATATATGTTTGCCCCCAATAAAAAGACTACACCCTGAGTCGTGAGACCAGGATGTAGTATCTCCTAGGTGTCCATTATTAGCGTCCCATTGAAACGCTCCATGAATACCTACTATAATCACTCTTCAGCTAGTTGTTGAAAATAAGAAAGTGCGTCATCTTCAGGAGCAGGAGCACTTGCTACTGCTGCAGGTTCACGCTCAACATCCTCTTCTTCAACTACCTGACGAGCAGGTGCAGAACCTATCTTCAAGACTGCCTCAAGACGCTTCTTGAGTTCTTCATAAGATTTAAACTTATCAGCAGAGACAAGTTCTTGAAGAGAATATTCCTTCTTCCAAAGTGCTTCTAAAGCATCATCATCCTTAAGGAGTGGTTTAGGAGCAGCAAACTCAGAACTATCATAGTTCCAGA